TAATATTCCTGTTCTTTCATCTGTAATAGATTGAGGTATAGCTATATCTCTTTCAGCTTTTCTTGTAATGTACCAATCACTTTTTCCCAAAGCGCTTTGTACATAAGATTTAATTTCTGTAGTTAATTTATTTTTTTCTTCAGTTGTCATAATTTATTTTTTTATGATTTATTTTTACCTTGCATTGCTTTTTTAGCCGTATATCTATCATCATGCTCGAGCGCTGCTTTAAGAATAATTTTATCCATCACATTGTCTTGATTGTCAAGCATTTGTTTTTGAAGACCAATAACCATAGCTTCTAAATTATCTTTTGCTTGAACAAGCATGTCAATCTGATTATTTTTCTTTTCAACTTCATTTTTTAAAGCGGTAACATCATCTGGTTTGGCACCAGTGATTGTACTCACCACAATACCGATACTTGCGGAAATTGTACCGATAAGCATCATTACAACTTCTTTATTAGTATCTAATACAGGAAATTGTATAAGTGCTACAATAATGCCTATAACAAATAGGAATATAAATAATGATCCTACATAATGTCTAATTTCGCGCGCAACGCCGTTTCTGGGAAGTGCCATATATTTTTACTTTTTTAATCGTTTATAAATACCTATTGCAGTATATAATATAGATAATAATAAAACAACTGTCTGCAACATTGGGTTTGCTGATGAGATGCTTGTAGCTAATGCAAAAATTGCTAATCCGTATATTTTCAAATCTTCTACCATTTTTTTGATTAATATTTACAAGAGCTCTTCATTGTAATCGGACTAACTCTTCGTGGCTTGCCTGCCGGCTGGCCTAAACTTGTTTTCTCTCTTATTTTACTTCTTTTTTCTGATGAAGACATTTCACTAGCTGTCTTCGGTGTTTTACTAGATATTCTTTTCTTTGGTCTACAATAAGGTACACCTCTGCTTTCGCTTTTACTTCTACCACAGGGTTTACCTGTACGGACATCTGTCCACTCTTCTTTAAACCATCTTTTTAATGATGCACCTTTTTCAGTTTTTCTTACCTTTTTTAAAGCAGCTCTTTCATTTTTACTAGCCCATACAGCTTTTCTTTGGGCATCACTAACGTAAGGCATTATCCTATATTACCGCCTCTTTTACGGCATTTTGCAATATAACCTGATGCATATGCAGAAGGAAATACTCTATATTTAGCTTTTGCTTTTCTATAGCATGCATCCTTTTTAAGTAAAGGTGACTTAGTGCATGTCTTTGATGTTATTGGAGCGTACTTCATTTTAATTCTTAAATTTTTTAATCTTTAAAGATTTTTTCTTAAAAGGTTTTATTTTTAAATTACTTTCTTTTTTGGTTTGCTTTTCTATCATACCTAATTCCCATTCACCCCATCCAAGCGTTAATGCAGTACCTTGCCAAAGTTCTGTTTCAGGTTGCATTGCTGTATATATATGATCCATTTTTAAAACTATACGATCAGCGGGTAAATTGGTACCAGCAGAAATTACTTTTCCAACGGCTAAAAGAGCTGGATTGTCTAAACTAAATCCTTCTGTAAATACTTTTTCTCTTGATTGCTTATATGTAAATGTCTTACCAGCTGAAACAAGTTTTCTTAATTTAGAATTTATAGGTGGTGATATTGCTGTTGCTTCTATTGCAACTTTAGTATAATCAGGCCTGGATTTTTTAGTTTCTTCTACTATCTTGATAATCATATTCTTAACTGTTGCTGCAGCAGCGCCATAAACCCCCATGCCTCTTAATAATGTATCAGCACTACTATTACCTATTCTATAATATCTTGCTTTCTTATCATCTTCTTCTTCATCATCAAATAGAAGCGCAAATAACCCTTGTTGTAAAGCAGAGAATATAATATTCTGTATTACACTATAATACGCAATCTTACTTATATTTGTCTTCCAATCTCCTCTTCCATTAATTAAATCTAACGTAGCCTTTTTTGTAAGCCTTGCGTATTGTATTGGGGTGTTACCAAATGCTAATACAAGTCTACCTAATGAACCTGCTTGTTGCATAGATATTCTATCAGGTCTAGCAGACTGTTGTGTTTCTTCTGCTATTTCTTGAAAGTCTGTAAATGCTTTTTGTTCTGCTTCTTTTTGACTTAATCCTTCTTTTTTGTATTTGTTTATTCTGTTTCTATAAAATGTAGCACCACCTGAAGCAATAGCAAATGAGTCAGCAATTTGTGTTGGTGTAAATCCAAACTTAAGTATTGCAGCAAGCATTGCTTGTGCTTGGTTTTTAGATGTAGCCGCTGCTTTTGCAATTTCATCAGCATTTACATCAGTTTGTAAACCAGAACGTCTTTGTTTTAAAAAGTCTGAATTAAATAATGTTGAAAAATCTTTTACATACTGTGGAAAATTAGCTAATGCTATACCCGCAGCAATTGGATTATTATCACTAAAGTTTATAAAGTTAACAGCAGATAATGTTTGCAATACAGCAGATCTAGCATTAAAGAACATTATTGATCCAACAGAGTTATTAACCCATGATTGAAACCTTCTTTCAATATCACTTGCATCTTTAAATTTGTTTCTACCTTTTTCCATTCTGTAAAGCATGTTTTCTAATGCTTTGATATATGAATCACCGTATAATGCTTTTAATTTATTTTTATTTTGATCGTTAAATATCTGATCAACGTTTTCTTTCCATTGAGTTAAATACTCAGCTCTCTTTACATCATTTATATAAGAAACTAAGTCAGTAGTAATATCACCAGCTATCCATTCTGTAGATGGTGGTGGATAACCTTCAGGATTTAAAGCCATTAATCTTTCAGCAAAAGCTTTTAACTTAGGGTCATTTCTTACTATTCTACTATTGTCTCTTAATTCTTGTGAACTTATTCCAGGTATATCTTTATCTTTTATACCCTGTTTACGCCACATATAAATTCTTAATGAATTTTGATTTGTAAATCCGGTTTCATTAACTTTATTTAAACCGCCAGGTACATCTTTTTTAGCTTCTTTTTTAAGAGCTTGCCAGTTACGTAATGCAACTTGCTTTGCGGTTTCATATTGTTGTATGCCGCGAGAAAATGGTCTAAGTAAATTTTCCTCATACCATTTCATTTGTTCATTACCGCCTTGCTTTTTAGTGCCTAATGTTGCATATAATAAACCTACAAAGTCATCTGCTGAATAAGGTATAAAGAATTTTTTACCTTTACCTCTACCCATCATTGTAGCTTTAACAGGCGAAAACTTTTCATAAAATGGTACGCCTGTAGTTTGTTGTAATAAATTATTAAATTCCTTACTTAATGATTTAGAAAGTTTAATATTACCATTTGAATTACTAATATTAAATTCTCTTGCAATATTACCTTTAATATTAGCTTTTGTATTAGTATATTCTATAAAAGATATATTATTTGCATTTATTCCGCCATCTATTTTTGCTACTTTATTATTGAAATATCTATCCCACCAACGTTTCCATCCTTCTGGCATTATATGAGCATATCCAGCCTTATCAACTTTTCTAGCATCTGCGTAAGCCATACCGATTAAAACATAGTCTTCCATAGATTTTTCAAGGTATTTAATAAACCCTTTTTTATCATTTTTTTTAGCAAATTTTGCTGTGGCTTTTAGCACTCTCCTCCATTGTATGTGATTTTGAACTGCGTGCTCAAATTCAACAACTCTTGTTAAAGGATATTTTTTTCCTTCCTTAGTAAACCTAAATATTTGTTTTCCGTTTTTATCTAATAAAGGCGTAGGTAATGCCCCTTGATCAAACCCAATAAATAAAGCTCCTTGTCTATGCCAGTGGCTAGTATCTGTATTGGAATTATTTAACGTTAATTCAAGGAAGTTATACATTGTATTATCTGCAGCAAGCATATCAAAATATTTGCTCCACATATCTCTATATATTCTTTGATATTGTTTTGTGTGTTTAAATATTTCTCCGTTTTTTAATTTCTTTTTAAATTCACTTACTGTTTTGCCAAAAGCATAAGGAGGACTTTTATATGCAGGCCCATCTTGAAGCATGTTATCAGTATTTGCTGTTTTTTGAGCTATTATTTTTTGCTGTAATTGTTTTATTTTTTCTTTAAAAATTTTTTGCTCTTTATCTGTTAATTTTTTATAACCTACAATACCAGCATAATCTATTACATTAGAAGGTCTAACGGAACCTAAGCTTGCTTCAATACTCCCAATATAATTTTGATAAAATTGACTGCGATTAAGAATATTATTTGAATATTCTGCCCAAGCTTTTGAATTATACAATAACTCTTTTGCAGTAACATTAAATTCATTATTTGTATTTAAACTAAATTTAATTTGTGGTGGTGTTGTAATTTGCGGTTCAGTATTAAAAGCTTTTGGATCATAAGCTATAAATATTGTTTCTGAACCATCTGGTATGTCAGCTGGATAGTCATATGTTTCCCATCCTAATTCATTTGCAAACTTTTTATTTAAAGAATTATATAATCTTTTTCTACTTTCTTCCTTTGCGGTAAATGTTATAGAATTTAATTTTTCTTTTTTAATTAAATCTATAGTTGCATTAGCTACAGTTCCAAATACTTTAAACTGATTAGTACGACCTTTTAACGCGTATTCTGTTAAACCCACCCTTTTTGTAGTTGCAGATGCAAAAGCCAATTCCCATGATTTTGGATCATTATTGATAGCCCCATCCTCAATACCTTCAGTCTGCTCAAATATATCGTAGTTGTAACCTGAAGGATCTTTAAATGCATTTATTTCATAATCTATTTCACCTACTTTAAATTTATATATCTTTGCACTTTCCTCTAATGGGTTTAATTGGTTTTGTTCCCATTTACCATCAGCCTTAGTTGTGAGACTAAATTTAATATTAGCAGGGTCAGCCTCATAAATTATATTATCAGATATTAATGAATATTTATTGCTTAATTTATCTAAACTTGTTTTATCAAGTATTTTTGCTAATTCTTGAGATTCTAAATTGTATTCTGTCTTAGCATCATTAATTAAACTTTTAGAAAATTTAAAGTCTTCCGCTCTATCAACTTGCTTAGCTATTAATGATTTAAAGTTTTCAGGTAATACCTCACCTGTAATACCGGCTATGTCTTGGTATTTTGAAATAACATCAGGGTTATCTAAAACTTCCATAGTAGCATCAAAAGCAATTTCTTCTGCCATGCCTTCAACTATAGCTGTTTTTCTAGCCCCTTTAGTTGAACTTTTAACATCAGCGCCTATAAAATATTTAATCCATTCAGCTTTAGATATTTTCTTTTTAACATATACCTTATTGCCTTCTGCTGTTTTCTCTCTAACCTGCTTTCCATTCTTATCAAGAACAGGTTCAGCAAATTCTTTAAACCTTCTATTTATTAATGACTGAGGCATTTTGCTATACACAGATTCAAAATTATCTCTTAAGAAAGCTTCGTAATCAGCTTGCTTACCTACAAACTTAGATAAAGGTTTCTTTAACTCTGTTCTGAATCTTTTTTGCAATTCAAATCTAAACTTAGGATCTTGAGGGTTGGGTAATTTTGTACCAAAAGTTTTTACTACAGCATCTTTAACTTTAGTGACAAGCTCTTCTGATAACCCAATTTGTTTACGTAAACTTTTTATTTCATCTGCAGGAGCAGCTTCTTCTCTTTCAATTGTTTCTTCTGCTGTTACTGTATCAGTAACTCCTTTAGCCTCCGTTACATCTAATTTAAATTCTGTATCTAATATACGGTTTGCCGCTTCAATAGCTCTTTTTGGTAATAAGCTATTTATATAAGCAGCTAATGGAGCACCCTTTGCTTTTTCAGGGGTGTAATCCATTATCATGTCAAGTATACCTCTTTTACCTGTTTCTATTTCATCTCTTAATAATTCAAATTCAAAACCAGGTACGTCTCTGTATCTGTTTACTATTTTATTAGTTATAGGTTTAAACTCATCAATAATATCCATAGCATTAGCAGCCCCTTGTGCTTCGTATATTTCTTGCACTTTTTCTGAAGCCATTGACTTTGAAAATTTTTCAACGTCTTCTTTAATTTTTTCTGGTATTTCTACTCCAACTATTCTTTTAAAATCTTTTTTCTGCGCTACACTTTCTGCAAATTGAGTTAAAAAATCATATACATCTTCTGGAGTATTAAGTTTAAAATTTTCAGCTTCTATTTTAGATGATTTAGAAGATATTATATTTTTTAAAGATTGTCCAATTTTTAATAAAAATGAAACATCTTTTTTATCTAAAACTTTTTCAGAAATAGCATCGATAAAACTTGTCCAAAGTTCTTCTGAAGCAAACTTTTTTTGAGAAGGATCGTTTTGATATTTTTCATACTTTTCTATAGTATCTTTGTATTGCTTATCAGTTATTTCTCCATTTGCTTTTTTAAGCTCTAAAAAACTTTTAAAAGAATTTTCTAATTTATCAAAGTCTTTTTTTGTAAGACCAAATTGTTCTAAAATAGCATGAGTTAATTCATGTACAGGAGTTGATGGATTTATTTGACTAGCAACATTTTCGTATAAAGTTATTTTGCCATTTGCATATTTTCCACCAGGGGGCGCATCGTCGCTTTCTAAATATTTTTGAATTTCTTCTTTAGACATTTCTTCAACAGAAACTTCAATAGGTAAATTGTATTTTTTAATAAATGTTTGTACACCTTGTTTCCATCTAGAATATTGTTGATTTTTTTGTAAAATATCTCCGTCTGATAAAAGATTTTTTGTAGATATAGTTGTTAATTCTTTTAGTCTAGAATCACCACTTTCTAATAAAGCTTGTTTTTTATCTTGTAAAGCTTGTATTTCATTTTTTATTTCTTCTCGTAAAGAGTTCTTAGTGCTTTCACTCATGTTTGAAGCACCTATATTGGTCCATCTTTTTATAGAATTATTTACTTGTCTTTCTAAATCAAATACTTCTTGTTGTTGCTCATATGATAAACGCTGAAACCTGGCTCTTGTTATATCTGTTGTAGTAACAAGTTCACTAATTTTTTGTTGTATGTTCTTTTGAAGTTCTTTTTTATTTTCAGAAGTTAATTTATTATTTGATTCTAACTCAAAAGTTAAATCATTAATTTCTTTTAATGTTTTTTTGATTTTAGCATTATCATTTTTAGTAGATATTGTAGACTGAATACCAGCGTTTATAGCAGCACCTAAATTTGGAACAGCAAAACCAGAACCAAATAAAGCTCCTTGAGCTGCGGCTTCTGATACATTTTCTAAAAGACTTTTATCATCTTTAAATATTAATATATCAGCAGCGTTTTGCGATATTTGCGTAGCAGTTTCTCCTAAGCTTTCTAATCCTATAGACATAGGAGCGGCTCTAAAAGCATTGTAAACAGCCTTACGGCTACCACCTGCTTTTAATATGTTGGTACCAATATTTTGAAGATCACGAACTAATTTTAATGTTGTTAAACCTTCAAATATAGCTTCAGCTCCACCGTGAGCAGCAGATGTTATTACCTTAATCGCATCACTTACATTTAAATAACGAGAATAATAATCAATATTTTTTTGTATTTCTTTTCTTCTTTCAGGGTCTTTTTCTAATTTTAAAGCAGCATCTAATAATGGTAATTCTTTTTTTGCTTTTCTTTCACCTAATTCAAAATCCGACATTTTTGAACCATATCCTGTTGCAAAAAATAATGGAATAGCCGCTTGGCCTGTAAAAGCCATTGCTAATGTAGGTAGCTGATTTGCTAAAGCTTGAGTGCCCCAAACAAATGCTTTATCTAAGCTATTTACATTTTCAATGCTTATAGGTTTTGCTAAATTTTCTTCTGCAAATTGCTGCAAACCTTCTCTAAAATCAATTAAATCATTTGAATAAGAAATTTTTTGGCCTTCTTCTGTTTTTAACATATCTATGGTACTCATTACACCTATAGCTAAATCAGTACCAATTGTTTTAAAAGATTGCTCTGCTGTATCGTAAAAAGAATAACTTCTTTTAAAATCGTCAACTAAATCTTCTGTTCTATTTAAATTAGATAAAGCTCTTCTTCTTTCAATATCTTCAAATTTTATTTGGTTTATTAAATTTTTTCTATAAATAAAATCTTCAGAACTTTTTATATCTGTATTTGCAATATCATTATATTGTGAAATAAGGTTATCTCTTTTTTCAATAGACTTATTTACAAAATTAGTTTGCTCTTCAAGGACTTTTTTATTCTTTGCAAATATTTGTTGTCTTTCATAAGCTGGTATTTTACTTAAAAAAACAGTTTGATTAGCTTGCTTTCTATCTTCAATTTCTTTTTCAGATAAAGTTTCAGATTCTTCAAATAATTTACCATTAGAATTTTTCCAATAATTAAATTCTTCTTTTTCTTCAAGTTTAAATTCACCCTGTTGAAAACGCTTTAATTTAGATTGTTTTTTATTTATAGCTTCTTGCTCTATATCTATATTAGATATTTCATCATATTCTAAAAGTATTTCGTTTTCTCTTTCTTTTGATATAGCTTCGGGTATAAATTCAGTACCAGCTTGTGTACCTGTTTTAGGTGTTTCGGATAAATCCAAAGAAATATTTACCGAAGGAGAGTCCGTAACGGTTAACTCGGGTGCTGCAATATCCTTCACATCCGCACCCGGTGATGTGAGATTTGTCTTTCCCGGCTTACGAGAAATATTGTATTTTTTTATATAATCATCAATACTTAATGATTTTTTTTTGGCTGCTTCTTCTACTTCAAGCAAAGTATATTCTTGATTTTCAAATTCAAAAATGTCTTCCATATTTATTTAATTTAAGGTAAATTTGACTTTGTTGTTGGTGGTGGAAATAAAATAGAGTTTTGTTTATTTATATCATCTATTATAAATAATGATTCATCAGTAATATTATTTGTAATTTTATTACTCATATCCATCCCTTTTTGACCTTTAATATATTCAGATAATAAAGCTTTTAATCTAACTTTATTATTTAAATCAATTCCAGAAAGTTCTGCTGTTTGTTGGCCTTCAGAAGTAGTTCTAGCTGTATATTCTAAATATAATTTACCATTTCTAATTTCACTACCTGTTATTAATTTACCACCAATTTTAGTATTGTGAAGCATTGAAAAATCGTAATTACTCATTGCATCATTTAATTCTTTTGTATAATCTTCTGCTAATGATTTTAAATTTTCAACATTTTCAGTTCCATCACCCTTAGGGTCTTTTGGTTCAAAATAAGCCTTGTAAGCTTCTTCAGCTCCTTTAGTTAATTTATCTTTTATAAATTCTTGTAATTTTATTTTAATATCAGGATTATCAATTTTATCAGGATTTTCATCTTTTAATTCTTCTTTTAATACGTCTATATCTACATGATCTTTTTCACTGCCGTATTTAAATTTATCAACAGCTAACGTTAAATATTGCATATCAGTTAATTGTAATTCCTCAAATCCTGAATCAATTTCATAGGCTATAGCAGACCGGTCTTTTCCTTCTGAAGCTATTTTTTTAGCTGCTTTTTGAGTTGTCTTTAATAAATCATTAAAAGCTATATGTTCTTGTTCAACTAATCCAAATCCTTTTGATAATTCACTTATAGGCTTTCTTATTTCTTTGCCATTAATATTAAATATTGCATCTTTCCCTTCAAATACAAAATCTCCTGCTATTCTAGCTTTATCTAGCTCTAAATCTTTCTGAGAGTTAACCGAGCTTAGCATATCTGTTTTGTCTATAAAATCAACCATGCTTTCTTTATATTCTTCTTTCCAAAAAGTTAATTTGTCAACTTCACCTTGAAGTTCATTCATTGCGATTTGCTTCTGCATTTTGCTTAAGTTAGGATCATTTGCAATTTCATATGACTGAACCTTCAACGCACTAGCTTGCTTATTAAGCCAATTCATAGCTTGAGGTGGTGCGCCTTTGAAACTAGGTAATTTGAATTGAGCTAATAATTTAACATTAAAATCTTGTCTATCTTTTAATGCTTTTTGAAAATCTTGCTCTCTTTTTAATTGTAAAGCTCTGTTTCTAGCTAGAGCAGCTTCACCACGCATAACAGCACGTGTAACATTACTAGTGTTAATAACTCTGCCTTTTCCAGTTCCAAGCGCTTGTCCAATTAATTTTGTATCTAATGCCATAATATTTTATTTTAAAATATGCCGCCTCCAACAGCGACCCTTCCAGCCCCAACAGCTAAGTTAGCTATTCCACCAACTAAACCTTCAGTAGCTTGTTTTCTCGCTTCGTCTGCTGCTAATTTTCTTTGAGCAGCTGTTTCATACATATCTTCTGTTCTAGCAAATTCTTTTTCTTGCACATATTGTGCACCTGCGGCTCTTGCTCTTTCTAAACTTTGTTGTCCTTGTGCTCTTGCCATTTGATTAGCAGCCTCTTGTTGACCTATACTAGCTGAAGCGGCCTGCAAATTTCTAGATTGTTGTTGTGCTAAGCTTTGCGCTAAAGCAGCAATACCAGAACTACCTGCTGCACCTTGTAATTTACCTAATGCACCAGCTAAGCCTTGTTGTTGTTGTTGGGCAGCAAATTCAGCTGCTTGTCTATTTACTGTTAAATCTTCAAAAGTATTAGTTAAATTTCTTGATGGATCTTGAAATTGAAAAGATTCATAAGCTTGTCTTTGCGTGGCTAAATCAGTTCTAGCTGCTCTTTGTTCTTGTCTTCTAGCTCTACCGCCTATAAGACCACCTGCTATTCCAGCTAATCCTTCAGCTACTTGTCCAAAACCGCCAACATCAGTTTTTGCTGCTTGTCCTAATTTTTCTGCAAATGTTTTTGGTGTTTCAGTTTTGGTAATGTCTCCTGCAAGTTCTATATTGCCTGTTGTATTATCAAATCCCATAATATTTTATTTTTAATTACTACTTATATTTACTTCTGAATTTACAGCAAATAGCTCTGTAAAATCTGTTGAATCGTTTTCTAATGTTACAGTTGCATGATAACCAAGCAATCCACTAGTATTTATTACATTATTTTTAGCAAACATAAAGAAACTATTTGCTTCAGGACGTACGTTAGTATCAGGAACTTCAACACCTATTACTGTTCTAGAATCATCTATACTTAAACACTGCCCAAATTCCAATACATTGTCATTTTTTTGAAAATATATAGTATCACCCGTTTGTAACGATTGGTTCAATGCATGCTGAAATGTTAATGTTGTAATTGCCATCTTATTTTATTTTTAAGTTAGAGGACTATAATTCCCTGGATTAGGTAAAGGTGCACCCGGATTGCTAATATCGTAAAATCTATTACCAAATTTATTTCCAAAATTCTTTTCTAACAAAGTTTCGTCATTACCAGCACGTTTAGGGAATACAGTTTGTACTATTGCAGAACATACTATTGCTTGCCCGTGATTATCATATTGAGTATCATCAACTCTTATTAAGAAATGTACCATTGCTCTTATTTTAGCACCTGTAGGAGCAAGGAATAAATTTGTTATTTGATAGTCTATAACAGTTCCTTTTGAAATATCATGATTCTGATAAAATAGTGAAGGATTTGTTACTGATCCAGTTATGCTTCCTGAAATTCTTATAGAATTAGCTGTAGTAGCGGCAGGATCATTATCACAAACTAAATTACCTATTGAACTTGCTTGTGGCAGCGTAAATGTTTTTATTTCACTAATATAAGTGCCTCTGCGTCCTCTGCCTCCTTCAAATTTAAGACGCACAATAGAATTATTGGTAAGCCTATACCATCTATCATGACTTGGATTGGTTCCATTAATATCATTTTCTAATCTAATAGAATCTCCAACGTCTGGTAATATATTAGTTCCATTATGATAATATGTTTTATCAATTGGAAAAGATTGGGCGCCTATTTCAGCTAATGAGGGGATTGGCTTGTAGATCGCATGACCCCGTGTGCTCATTTGAAATGGCGTTAATGAATTAATAGGCAAAGCATTAGGGTTAGGTGGTTGAGGTGTATTAGGATTTGTATTTTGTGCGGGTGTAGTTCCTGGTGTTACGGTAGGTTGTGGTTTTGGGGTTGCAGCTTGTATTATCTCATTAGTTATTTTATTAACTTCTATTCCTCTATAAAAAATAGTTGTTATTATTCTACCAACTCTTTCAAAACCTGTATTATTTTCTTGTGTTGTAAAAGTTGCTCTGTTTAAACCTACTTGTCCTGATGTTCTTCTTAAATCAATCCAACTAGAATTATTATCAACTACAGCTTCCCATTTATATTGAAATGCTGCTAAATTAGATGGTCCAGTTCCTGTAATATCTAAATATCCACTTCCTCCATCTGAGTATTGTTCAATACTTTCTGTTGCTGGTTGGCCATAAAAAGGAATTTTTGTTATAATATTATTTGGATCGTCTGAATCAATTGAAGAAAATGAAGAAAATTGTGTTATAAATTGTGCTTCAGTAGAATGCGGGAAATCATCATCAGCGTCAGCAACTCCATCACCGTCACTATCAATAGTTGAAGGATCTCTTTGTTCTATTTTTACTATAGCTGTATCAAAAGCAGGTAAAAAATTCATACCTGGAAATGCTGTAACTTTAATAACAGTGGATCTACCAACAGCGCCTATAGTAAATACATTTACTTCAAATGGATTACTAGGATCTACTGGTAGTATTGGGCCAACAACACCTGCTGAACCAATAACTTCATATGTGGGGGTATTGACTGGTCCTGACTGTGTAACTTTTGCAATGATTGAGCCAAACTTAGTAGTATATATTTCTTTATCAAAAGATATAGTTCTTGTTGCTTTTTGTATTGTAACTTTTATTGTTTTTGTTGCAGGTAAATAAGTTATAACACCTTTGGTTACTTGAGGTGCTGATATAATTATTTCTGCTGTTCCAGCATTTTGTATAGTTACCTTACCTGAACTAGTAGAAGTTATTACATTTTGAAGAGGAACTGATTTAACTACAAATGATAAATTTGCACCTGAACGTGTAGTTGCACTAACTTGAAAATCAGGATCGCCATATACTCTAGTTATATCATTTGCATCAATTATAGTATTTATGCTTTTAGAACATTGCTCAAATCCTTTTACTTTATCAATACCATTTATAGTAGATTTATTTAATATTACTAATTTATCACCGCCTACTATTTTAAATTTATTTTGAAGAATAGCACTACCATCAGTAGCGCCAATTCCTGAATCATTAATATTAGCTATATAAGAACCTTTTGTAATTGATGAATCTAAAGGATCCGCATTAAATAATCTATATTTAACTATTTGCTTGCCTTTATGAGTATCACAGTTTCCTTCTTGTAGTTCTATTATATGATAACTTTCTTCAGTAGCAAAATCAAATTCAACAGTACCTATAGCTTTATCAGGAACTGCATTTATATTAGCTAATATATTTAATGTTAATTCTGTTTTATTTGTATTTAGCTCTATGTGATCCGTTACTGCTACAGAATTTCCATTTATATCTGTATATGTTCCTGCAGTGGCTAAACTTAATTCATTATCTAATAAGTTTATTACATGACCTAACGTACTAAAAATTTTCGTATAATCAGAGTTTTGTGTTAATGTTCTATCAATAACAAATGTTTTTTGAAACAAAAATTGTTGGTTAGAAGAGTCGGTTAGTTTGCCTAATATTAATTTATCTGTAAATAATCTATCTTCGTTATCAAGAGGATCATACACTAAGCTATAATCACTTAATGGAGGTTGTATAGATTGCGTTATTTGATCTTTTGGTACTATGTTTATAGTTTCATTAGCCGACGGCATATTAAAGCTATTAGGAATCATTTTTACAACCAACTCACTATTTATTACTGAAATATCAACAGTATTATTTAAAGCATATGTAGCTGTAACATTATTATTACCACTATCTATTATTTCAAAATCATTAGAACTTATATTGTTTATAAATTCAAATCCACCACTTGGTGTTAGTGTAAATAAATATTCATTTTCAATAGTCTGGGGAGCTAAACCTGATGGGCCTATTATTGAATAAGTTGAAGAAGGTGCAAATGTATAATTTGTTGTAGTAACTCCTGCTGCGGTAACATTACTATATCCTAATTGTAATGTTATTTGTTCATTTACAAAGTCAGTTAAAAATAATATAATTTTATTATTACTTGTAACTTTGTCTATATTTATATTACCAGATAATGTTACAGTGTTTGCGGAATTATCTAATACTAAATTTAAATCAGTAAGTTCTGTATTGTCTGTTGTATTATCAAAAATAAAATCTTTTTGTTTTACTTGTGATTTTAAAACATAATTAGCAGAAGGTAAATTTAAAACAAAAGAAAAGTCGTAGTTAATAGCATCATTACTCGTTGCTTTAAACACACTTTTATTACTCATAGTATTATTAAATTGAGAAAACATAGTAATCTCATGAGTACTTTTCTGAGTTTTAGGTATTTGTATAATATTTTCAAAATTAGCACCATTTACTGTGTCTTGCCCAGGTGTTAATGTTATAGTGAATAAATCAGTAATATTTGATGAATCAAAGTTTATTGGTATTTGATGAATACCTGTATCTGGTATTACAATGTTATTTATGTTGTCTATAGGTCCCCCATTATTTTCTAATTCATATGAAAATGCACTTCCTGGGTCACCATAAATACTTAAAATTCTATTATAATCTTGATTAATTAAATCATCTTTATTGATAGATGATAATACTAATTCTTTAGTAGCTACAGTAGCCGCAATTGCTATTGCAGAAATTTCATAATCAAAATTTGTTATATTAGAAGTGCCTATTTGTATTCTTTCAGTAACTGTTACACTTCCATCATCATTTTGCTTTTTAGTTAATTGTACATTAGGATTATCTGTTTTTATACTATCAAATAATATTTCGTTACCTGGATCAGGAATTAATGTTCTTTTTGCTGTAATTTGTAGTGTTTTTGTATTTCCGCTTATATTATAAGAATCATCAGGAATACTAGAACTTACTTTACCTGTTTTACTAAAACTATAATTACCTGTTATTGATACATTTTCTTTTTCAGCAAAATTTATTTTACATAATTCTATTTCAACCGTTTTATCTTCAGTAGGGTGTGATTTTATACCATGCGTATACTCTACGATTAAATCTTTGCCAGATTTAGTTACAACAGCTTTAGGTATATTTAATTTATTTGCATCTAATATATACCCATTTTTTGGTGCTATTTTTATAGATACAGTTGGTGATAATTTAGTTCCAGGCGTATTTGTTAAAATAACAGGATTAGATATGTATTTAAAAGTATCATTAGGTGATATTTGAAATTTTAATTCGGTATTAACCGCTGCGGAAAGACCAGCAAAAGCAGTTATATTTCCTAATCCTTGTAAGTTAAAACTTTTTAAATCTAAATTAGTATAGTTCTTTTCTTCACCTTTTACGTACGCAAAATATTTATTTTCTTTTTCTACAAAATATAAGTTACTTGATTTTTCTTGATCTGTAACTATATTAGCTTGCCAACCTTTTGTTCCTTCGTAACCTAAAGTTCTATATTTTTTTATAACAGATGGATCATCATTAATTTCTAATTGTACCTTAGAAGTGTACTGTACATTATAAAAATTATTATGAGGTACATTAGATGAATCATTTTGCCAAATATCTCCATTATTATATGTATAATAAATGTTATTTAATGATATAGCATTTTGAGGTATAAATGATTTTCTAGTTACCCATCCATTTATTTGCTCATCAAAACATACAGTATCTCTTCCTAAGAAAGAAATATTATATAAACCATTATTGCTATCATATGAACCTAATAAATATGAATTGTCTTGTACTGAATTATAACATTCACTACCAAAAAATCTATCATTAAAGAAGTCACTCATAAAATAATTACTAATAACCTCCATACCATCTAATGATAATCTTATTACAGCACCTCTCATTTTATCTGTAAAATAACATCTAAAACCATAAGCTGCAAACGATTCTGGGTTTGTAGATATACCATATTCACCTGCATAAGGCTGAGCATCACCTATAACTTTATTAGTAGCAACAATATTCATATTGCCATCAGCGTTATAAATAACATCTTTATCTGCGTATGCTCGTACAATTTTATCTTCACAGAGCATGATTAATCTATCATCCCATGCATGCAATTTTTGTATAGAGCCATATGACGGTAATAAATCTTTTGTTATAGGGTAAGCTACATTAAATTCATTAGATTTATTTAATCCACTTCTTGAATTTATTATACCTGACCATATTATACCATTAAACTTATGTTCTTCTTTTATTTGATCTGTTATTGGTGCTGATGCTTTTACTCCTGGTTGAATAAATGGTGAATTAAAGTCGTCTCTTATTCTATTAGACTCAACTCCATTACTAAAATTAAAACAGTTAAACCATTTTATTTTTAAAGAATTACCGTGCTCAGATATATCAAATGCTTTTTCAGTTTCGTAATAAATATCTAAATCAGTTTTATTTGGCTTTGGCTCTGTTTCAAATATTGCAGGATTTTTAGAAAAAGGTATTTTATTATTATCAAAGTTTTCTTCAACAATAGTAAGCTTTATTGTTGATAATGAACCAAGCGCTGGTAGTGGTGGTAAATCTTGTGTTTTTACTATATCTTCAGTATCAACTCTTACTATTTTTAAATTTTTCTTAAGTATTGAATATAGTCTTCTTCTGCGTTGACTTTCATAACCACCAAATGTAGTTTTTTCTGGCGTTGATGTAGATTGTATTTCATATATATTATCTGAGTCTTCATTAATATAAAATTTTGTACCTATATCAAATTTTTCAAATGCATCTAAACTTGCCTGTTTATGGTTTAACATAACAATACCAAAAGCAAAATCACCTCCTGGATTATTATTACTTATAAACAGTGGAAACTTTGGATTATCATCTACATCATTTTTAGGTAAAACTCTTTTATTTTTCTTTTTATCAGAATGCCTGTCCACACCTGCTAAATCAAAAGACTCTAAATCGTAATAATCTGTATTTGATGAATTATTTATATATAATAACTCTTCATTAGCAGCTACTTTAATAAAAAATCTACCATCAAATTCTTTATCACCTGCTGCTGAAAACTCTTCTGCTATTTCTAAATTTACACCTAAACCGTTTGAGTCTCCTATATTACCAGCCGCATCATAAAGAACATTAACATCATCATTAAAATCTCTATCAAAAGTTAATTGTACTTGAATATCATTATCACCACTACTACCAGAATCTGCATAGTCTATGCTTACAGATGATATTTTGTAATAATCTGTTTTTTTATCACCAGAAATAAATCTAACAAATTTTCCATTTTGTAAATTAGCTAAATATTTTTGAGGTACCCCTTCATTGGCGTTAGCGTTGGTGTTTAAAACAAGACTATCATAATCAACGCCTTTAAAGGCTTGCATTATCTTTACAGATCTACTTCTTTTTTTAGGTAATGAACTAGCTGGTGCATTATTTATATTTAATATAGGAGTAACATTTGATCCAGAAATATTGTCAGAAAACTTAATATCACTTAAAATTTCAATAGCTTTTTTTCTTTGTGTAATAAAAGCTGGTGCTTCATTAAAAACTTCAATAACTTTAAATCTATTATTATCTGTTGAAACAGCTTCATCTGTTCCGTGTTTTTTCTTTAATAAAATAGAATCATCTTTTGATACTTTGTTTCTTTCATTTGAAGAAAAAGAAATATAAACAAATCCGTTTTCTTTATCTACATAAAATCTATCAGCGGCTAAATTGTAATATTCAGAAGAAATATCTTTTATATAATACTTAAAATATTTTGCCCATGCTGGCGGTTTTGATTTTAATGCAATATTAAATTCATTAGATACTGTAGCTTGTGTTTTGTCTATAAAAAATGAACCTGTATCATTTGAAAGTATAGGTGAATGTCTATTATATTCATCAATATAAGAAACACCTATTTGGTAATTTCTATTTGATTTTATACTTTGCTTTCCAAATCTTTGGGAAATAAATACATCAAATTCTGCTGGGTTATAGATATCATAGTTTTGCTTATAGTTACCAAATATTATTCTATTTGAAGTTACTTCTTGTGATTTTGCTTTTTTAGGCACATTATCCCATGATCTAAGTAACTGATCATTTGGTAATACTGAATGTATTTGTTCTTTAGTTATTTCATAAGTATCTTCAAAATCTATTCTTTTTATTGATTTTAAAGTATATATATTTTGATTAGCGCTTTCTTTATATAGTATTTCTATTTCTGAAACATTATCATCTCCAGTATCAAAATCAGATAGTTTAACTATTCTAAGCTGGTTTTCCATTGATGTATTGATACCTTCTTTAGCATTGTACTTAAATGTGTCACCGGGTATAAAAGCAACTTCAGAAAAAGGTGAAATAGATGAATATTCATTATCATTATATTTCCATCTATAACCAAATCTAACAAAAGATAATTCATGAATTGGCTTCTTTTCTAATAAAGTAAATGTGGCTTCATAATTTAAGCTATAGTCTATATCAGCATCTTTTGTTGTTAATGTTAATGTTATGCCAATAAAAGAAATTAATTTTACAGTAGCTGTAAGTTCAATGGTTTCAACAGTTGGATTTTCTGCTGTTATTGTTATAGTATCTCCTACTTTCCAAATGGGTAATGTTTTAACAGGTATAAATAAATCATCACCAACATCAACGTTTATATTATTATTTTGAAAATTAGTTAAAAATGGTATTGTAGTAATACCTGAATTAGTTAATGTATTAGATAATGATAATGTAGGTGCACTCATTGGCACTTTTTTAGCTAAACTAATATCATCTTCTGTAAAATTTCTTGTATTAGTAAATATATTACCATGCACATCTTTATCATCAAACAATACTTTTGTTTGTGTTTCAAATATATTTACGTTATTTGATTTTTGTGACTCTGTATATTTTTTAAATCTTGAAATATTTATTTTTCTCGGACCATTTAAATTATCTGTCCAAAAAAGCATATCATCTATAATATTAATACCTGTTATAATATTACTTTTTGAAAAATTTAATACACTTTTTAGTGAAAAATCTACATTTAAATCAACACCGCCATATGCTTGTCCAGAATAATGTATATTCTTAAATACAAGTAAATCATTTTCTTTTCTTATTACCGTATCTTTTGGTATAGATATTTTTATATATGGATTTTCACAATAAAGATCAATATTATTTGAAACAAGCGTTTCATCATTATTGCTATTTGGAACGTTACCAAATATTGTACTTATATCTGTATTAGATATATTATCTAAAATTAATTCGTTATCAGAATTAGAATCTATAATTGTAGAGAAAAAAGTTTTTGTACCAGCACTTTTTGTGTCAATTAATATAGGTGATATTTCTTTTTGTATTTGGTCATATTCATATATGCCATCTATATTATCTGAAGTTACAATCCAATACAATTTATCTTTTAAAGTATAAACTACAGAACCTAATACTTTTGCATTTTTTAATTGTAATGAAGAAAGTTGTTCATTACCTAATAAATTTTCTATTGCACCAGCATTAGCACCTTCTGAAGAAGACACATGTATATTAAGAGCATCCCTATATGCTCCATTTTCAACTAATCTTTCATCGCTATCTTTATCCATCTTCCCCTTAAGGAAAGTATGCTTAAGCTCTGCCATTTATTAATGTTTAATTTGTTTAGATTTACCTCTTAGTTCCTGAATAATTTCATTAGGACTTAGCTTTGCTAACCTTAATTTTGCATTTCTTATTGATGCTCTTTTTTCTTTTTTAAACCTATTAACTTGATATTCAGGTATATTTGATTTAGCAGATACAAGGCCGCATGCAATTATTTTATACATTGCTTCTTCTGCAAATTTATGTATTTCCATATCAGCGTCTGAATGTAGACCATCTGATATATATTTAAGAACAATAATACTACCAGCTAAATCACCACTAAAACTTATTAAACCAAATTTATCATTTATTAAGTAAGATCCGTTTTTATTTGCTAATGTTGGATCTATACCATATCTAGCTCCTTTGTCTACTGTATAACCAAAACCTTCTTCTAAAAAATCTATTTCATTTCTATTTGCTACATTACCTTTTGTAGCATCTAAAAATCTATCTGCAGTTACAGATTGAGAAGCTATTGTTGGAAAACCATCAAAGTCAAATATATAGTTATAATCTATATCTTGTTGTATTGAGCTAGGGTCTGCTGAAACAGAACTTTTTTGTATTGGGTATAAAATACCTTTAGAATTAACAAAACAAATTTCAACAATATTTACGAAGTCATGAGGTATAGCTATTGATAAAGATGGAGGTAATTCTATTTCTTGAGTTTTTATATTTCCAAGAGTATCATAATTTAATTCAGCAAGACCACGTTGAGCATGGTATAATACTTCCGATCTTTTTGCACTTTTAATTATTTTGTCATCTCCAACCTGAGAAACAATAAAATTATTTACAATATCCTTTAAACTAATAAATTGGTACTGCCCCATATTATTTGAGGCGTAATGTTGTACTGGTGTTACTTTAGCTAAAGCCATTTATTAAGATTTTTCTTGAGTTATTTTTTTATTCTCTTTAGCTTCTGCTAATTGAATAATTTCAGCTTGTTTTATTACAATTCCAGCATAGCTTAATATTTTTATAACTAAATCAGATACTTCAGATTCATGTACTTCAAAATTTTGAGCATCTAAAGCACTTGGATTATAAAAAGCTTCATTGTTAACGGTATTATAAGTCCAGTTAACTGGTGCAGGTTTTCTTACATAAGTACAAAATATTTCTGAAATAATAGAGTTTGGAAAAACAGATATGTTATTTTCTTCTCTAATGTACATAGGGTAAGATACTGTTGGAGCTGTTAACGGAGATTGAGAATAATACAAATATTCTTTATTAGTTACTTGTTCTACTTCCGTTATTTTTTGAAAATTAATTGAACCTACCCTGTATAAGTTAGAAGGTAAATTAAATTTATTTGTAGAGTATACTAGTGGAATTTGTTGTACTTTAAATAAATCAATTTTTTCTTTTATATTTTTTACAATATTAGCGAACTCATTTGTTATTTCGCCTCTACGATTATATTGATTTAAATCATAAAAATATTGCTCAAATATTTCGTTTTGAGCTTGATTAGCTAAAAGATTAAACTCTTGTGGAGTCATATATCCTCTGTTTTCCTTATTAAGTATTGCCAATACTGTTTGGTATACTGTATCTACACTAACCATATTATTTTTTTTATTATAATGAAAAGGGCCACCTTAAATGACCCTAATCATTATAAGATATTCCTATTTTAATTTTTTCTGTATAGACTTATAAACTTCTGTTCCTTCATCTGTTTTTAACCAACCCGCAAATGCAGAATATGGATTTTCATCAAATGGAACAGTCATTAATTTTTTATTATTACTAGCCCAGTGAAAAGACTTTTGATCGCCTGATAATTTAATTACGCCTGCTTCTTCAGCTTTAATACTAAAATTGCGTAATTGTACGTTATCATCCTCAACTAATGCTAAAAAAGTATCTGGATTTCTTTTTGCAAATAATAATAGGTCTCTTTTAATTTCTGAAGAAGTCATTTTAGAAACACTAGAGCCCATTTCAACTCTTAGTACTGCTTCTGCATGATCAACTTCTAAATCTTTTGCTAAATTCAATGCTTTTATTTCTAATTCAATATCAAAAAGCTCATCCTTAGCCACCGCTACGTTATCTAATTCATAATATGTTCTATTTAACTGCGGATGATATAATGAAAGTAGTTTTTGTAAAGATTGTTGTGCTTTAGGCACAAATAAAGATCCATCTTTAAAAACTATATGCTTTAAAGTAGACATTCCGTCTTGTTCATCTCTAAATGGTGAATTTTGATTACTTGCGTATCTTAATTCTTTATTTTGTCCTGTTTCTTCATCAAACCACATTAAAGGGTTTCTTGAATGATGTTTAGACGCTAATGTAAAAGTTATAGGTGTTTTATCACCTTTTAATATATAAGTTCTATCCTTAATTTTCCAAGCCTTAGCTTGTGTAGCTTCTTTTGTTGCCATGATATAATATAATAAGATTAATAAAAAGTAAAGACTGAGGCGCCTTATGACGCCCCGTTCTTTACATTAGTAATTACGATTGAGTAACAGACTTGAATAATACAAAGTTGTTTGCTCCTTGTACACAAAGACATCTTTCAGATAGGAATTGTACTTCCATCTTGTCAACATCGCTCGTGAAGTTTCCACCTACAGATCCAGTGATCCAAGATTTCATCTTTCTATCGTCAGCTTCAGAAGCTCTATAACGAACGTGTAGGAAAGGACGCTTAATGTTCTTACCTAAAGTTTGATCGTATACAGTTGAAGTACCAGCAGGCACCATTATACCATCAATATCTTCAGTAAGACCACGTGTAGCGGCATCATTTAGATATTTCCAGTCAGTTTTATAAAAGTCATAAGAACCTCTTCTAAATCCGCTGAATCCTAAATTAAGTGCCATATCCTCACTATTATTAAATACTCCGTAAGAAGTACCTCCGTTATAATGAGCATTTACAGCTCCTAACATATCATCAAATGCAAGTGCAGTTGCTCTGTTTAAGAAAAGCATGTTTTCTTCAATAGCACCTTGCTTATCAAGATTTTTAAGTATTTCATCAAAATCTTGTAGCGCAGTTCTATCAGCACCTGCGTTAGCTAATGTAGCTTCACCTGAATTAAAGTTCTGATAGATATTACCTCTGCTTTCAACAGCAGCAAATAAACCTTCAGTACCTTTATATGTAGCAGTAGCAGCAGCAGAACCTGCAGCAGCTAATTCGCCTTCTACCATTGACATTTCTAAGTAATCTTCAAAACGTAGTCTTGTTTCATGCTCAGATTTTAAATACCATAGGTATCCAGATGCTCCATTTTCAGTAGTTACTTCAACCCATCCAATTTGTGCAGCGTCAGATCCAGAAATCTCATATTTATCTTTAATGATAATAGGAGAGTTACTGAACTGCTGGAAACCAGCATCAACAGATCCTTGCATTCCTGCAGTACCTTTGCCAAATTCAGAACCATATACAAATACCTTTACAGATACAGCACCTCCAGTTGAAAGCCCTGCAGCATCAAGATCAGCACCACCATAAGCAGCAACTGTAAATGTAGTAGCGTCTGCAGCAGTAACAACTCCTTTTACAGTAACAAGCCCTTCAGCAATTGCTACAGTCTGTCCAATTCTTACGGCATGGTCAGCTTGAGTAATAATACCAGTTGCAGTATCAGCAGATGCGCTATCGTACGCAATATGTAATCTTCCTTGCTCTGACCAAATAATTTGATCTGAAGCAGAAGGAATCTCAGCCCCTACCATTCTTAGAAAAGAAGATACAGATCTGTTACCATATCTTTCAACTTCTTTTTCATAAACATCTGGTAGGAATTGTTGTGCAAATGTTCCGCCTCCAGAGACAGAATCAAATGTCAGGTAATTACCTGAAAAAAGTGTTTTAGTAGGTGAAGGCGTTAATCCTGCTGGAAACGATCCACCTGTAGAAAATAATCCCATTTTAAGTTTGTTTAAATATTAATTTTTAATTTTTACTCTTAGTTTTGAACTATCATCTCCGCTTATTGCTCTTATTTTTATACCAGAATCTGTTGTTACAGCTTCATGAGTTTTTCTACCTTCCATATCTATGTTTTTAGATTTGGCCATAGAATTCTTAATCGCGTCTGCTTTACCTTGCTCATAAAAATGATTAGCTATAGCATCTGCGTTCATTGCTGTAAACAAAGCTTTATGGTATCCTCTTGCATCATTTAATTCGTTATTATTATCAACAAACTTGCTGACAAACTTATTTATGTCTGACTGCTGGGATTTAACGCTATCAACATCTTTTACATTGAATCTATACCTATTATCTCCAACTTTATATTCAAAACCTTTGAATTCATTAGAAAATAATTGATTTGTTTTTTCAGAAAAAATGTTTCTTTGTTTTTCAAGCAATTGTTGCGTTGATTCTTGTTCAGATTTATAATTATTAAAGAAATCTACCGCTTCTTTTTGATCTGATGTTAACTTAGAACCTAACTTAAGTTCTTCGTAATATTTATTCTTCAGATTTGAAAGATTAGACTTTGCATCTGCAATAGCCTCTTTAAACATTAATTTTTTTCGCTTTATATCTTTTTCTTCATCAACTTCTTCATCATATGAAAAGTTGTCTTCAATTAAAAAGTCAACTTCATCAGAAGCTAAATGAGGTTTTGTTTGATGATAGTATTCACGCAATAGCTGCATGTCCTCCATATCATCATAATTTTTATTAAGATTTACATAATCTTGCACTGAACCACCAGTTTCTTCCATAAATTGAACTAATTTTTCAATATTTTCTGGTAACTGCTTGGCTTCTTGATTATTATTTACATCTTCTACATCTTCTTTAAGCTTATTAGGTATATCTTTTATTTTATCTGCTAAGCTTTTTTCTTCTTTTATCTCTTCTTCATCCGGTAAGCGTTCGAGCACCGCATCTTCATTGTTATCGGGCTGACTTTCTCCGGCAGGTTTTTCATCTGTTTTTTCGATGTTTTGTTCTTGTACCTCTCCGCTAGTTTCGGATCCGTCGCGTACAGAAATCTCATCTGTGCTTTGCTTTTGAACGGCATCTGTTTCTTGGTTTGTATTACGTAAATCTATTTTAATAGTTCCATCTTCGGCAACTGATACATTATCAGGTGTTTTAGATTCTTCAGCAGCTTTACTTTTTTCTTCTGCTTGTTGTTCAACTGTCTCTTGCACAGCTTCTTCAACCGGTGTTGTTTCTTCTGACATAATAAAATATTATAAAATTAATAAATAGGGTTTTTATCTTGGCTCAAACATTTCTAAGTTAAATCCGCTACCCATGGTATCATTACCGGCAGATTCAAATGCTTGCTCTCCTTTTCTATCCTTACGTTGTTCTATAAGTTTAGATTGTTGTGAGGCTTGTATTCTAGTTCTTTCGTCTTTACGATCCTCTTTATATTTTTCTTTATCAGTTAGCATTTCGCTATCTTTATTTTTTATTGCCATACTTAAATCAAACTCATATTTCATAAGTTCTTTCTTAAGTTCTTTTTCTTGCTGTAATTTTCGCATTTCAAGATTAGCTTCAATTTCTGCTAACTCAGCTTTTTGTTGTGAAATAGCTTGATTTTTTTGCATTTCCATTTGCGCAGCGGCTTGAGTTGATTGAGTATTTGCATTAGCTTGTGCTTGAATATTTGCTTGTGCTCTTTCTTGATCTTGCTGTAATTTTTTACGTCTTCTTAATTTTAATAATTGATTAGCTAATTTTATATTTTTTATTTCTCTAATATCAATAGCGTCCTCTAAATATATTTGATCTTTAGCAAGAGCCTGCTGTATGTTATTTTCTAATAACTGTTTTTCTTCTTCATCTGGAGTTAATTCTATAAATATACCAAAGTCATGAAGATGCATATTCTTAATATCATCTAATGTTGCTACATTAAATCTTCCTATACTGGATATAAAAGAATCTCTTGTTGGTGAAAATTCTAATATATCAGAAACTCTTAAACTAATAGCTTCAGCTGTTTTTGCCGTAAGATATAAGCTTGATTGCAGTATATGTCTTGTAGCGGTATTAGAGTTTGCTGCTGCTAATTTTTGAACACCAACTAAAGCATTCTTATCAGGCATTGAACCATCTCTTGCTTCATTTAACCCGGTAACGTCACGTATCATTTGTAAATAGTAATTATACGTATTAATTAATGATGATATTTTATTGTTACCGCCATTAGAAGTTAACTCTTGAATAGGAACTCTACCCGCATTCATATCTCCATCAGTGGTCATTGATCTACCAATAACTGAACCTGTTTGAAAAAACATATTCAATGCTTCTTGAGGATTATAATTCGTGCCATTGCCCAAATCAATTTCAGCTAATCCATCTGCATCTAAATAAACTCCATCAGGTATCATTCTTGACATAACCTGTTGTAGTTTTAAATGTGTTAATTGAATAGTATCTGCAAATGCAGTTATTCTACTAACTAATGATTCAATTCTTCCTTTATATATACGAGGAGCAACTACATTATAATTCATCATTACTTTTGTAGTATCACTTTTGGGCCTAATCATATTTTTTGATAGTTCCCATTTTAATAATTTTCTTGTTCCTAAAACAAAAGCTCCGTCATATACAACTTCAATTGATCTTGATTGCTTTGTAAATAAAGATCTATTATCCTTAGGTGGATTAAACTGATCATTTTTTTCAATAGCTTTATCAGCTCCTGTAGCTGTTTTCTTTAGTTTAAATACTTCATTATTGTAAGTTTTATAATTAAAATATAAAACCTGTATTGTATTAGCATCTAAAACACTGTCCTCATTAATATATCTATTATGAGATGCTGCTGTTTGTGTACCTTGATTAGCTATTTCTTTTAAATCAGAATCATCTAAATTAGGAAATTGTTGTTTTAATTCATTAATAGTTACTGATCTTACCTCTCCTATGTAATATATGTCATCAAAATAAGGTGAATGAGTATAAGAATAAACAATATCTGCAGGATCTACATATTTTATTTTTATTCCTTCTGAATTATTAAATTCATTTTTAACACACCCTATACCTATAACAGCTAAATCATAATTAACTCTTCTTTGTGTTAATTCATAATTATTAGTATTTAATACTGTATTAATAGCTTGCTCTTCAGCAATTTCTATAGCTTGCTTATATTCGAGTTGCATGTGTAAAGCTAGCTCTTCTTCGTTTTCTGGAAGCGTTTCAATATCGTTGCTATACACATTTATTCCCAGCTGACTTTGAATTTGATCCGATATTTCTTTTGTTTGCATATCCATTAATACAGACTCAACATAATCGGTACGTTGCTTCATTGATGCTGGATCTTGAGAAAAAGCTTTTACATCATAAAGTCTATCTGACATTCCATTAACTACTATATCAACAAACTTTGGTATAATAGGCACAGGCTTCCAGTCTAAATTAAGATATGATAAATCACCATTTATAGATAACTCATCTTTATATTTTTTTATTGATTGTTCACCTCTAGCATATAACCTTAATCTATGAAATTCATCTCTATTAGAAAAAAATCTAGTAGATCCCGAATCTCTTTTAAACCACTCGTGTTCAATTGCACGAGCTATTTGCAGTCCATATTCTGAACTAGCTTTTTCTGAGTCACTTGCTATTTGACTTGGAAATGAACTTTTTAATATTGTTTCCGCCATGCTATTTAATTATTTGCGAATGCATTCCTTTATTATTAAATCTTTTTATGCTTATGTTTAATGCTTGTTTCTCATGATTTGGCTTTGGATGATATAAATGCCTATTACAACCCATAATAGCGAGCCCACTTGAAATAGTGGCGTCATACTTTGTTCGTTTATTAATATCAAACTTTGCCCAATCATTAAGTGTTTTATTAAAATAAATATTACCTCCACCGTTTTCAGTAATTCCAACATACTTATTAATATATGTTTCAATTGCTGCGGCATGCGCTTGTTTTATATCTTCAGATGAATTAGGTATACCTCCTATTTCTTTTTCTGTTACTGATAATTTATTCCAAATTTTATCAGGTCTATTCATAGAAAATCCTCTGTATCCTCTTCTTCTAAAATGATATAACAATCTAGGTTTATTATTTTCTGCAAGTATTGGCATTCCATAAAATACACAAGCCATTAAAACATCCTCAAAAAACATTTCAGCGGTTTGAGGTCTTGCAATATATTCTAAAAAAAACGTATTAAGAGGGGCGTCCTCCATACTAAATTTTGTCAATCCGTGTAAAGCCCCTTTAGAACCTATACCATCTGTTGTTCCTGATATATCATATGAGTCACAACCAAAACACCCAATATGTTCGTTACCTGGATGTTTAGATCCATTTTTTACTATCACGTTATTTTGTAAATCTTTAGATGGTACCCAACTAATTAAAAATCTTCCACTATTATTTGGTGAAAAAATAACTTTAGTATCTTTAATACCGTTCTCCCAAATAAAAGATCCTTTAGTTACAGCACCTGTACGGATTACATCTTCATTAAAATCTATTTGCTCATAAATTTTTGAAAGATTAAAGATGCTATTTTTAGCCTCATCTCTAAATGCATGCTCTTCTGTTCTAGGAAATTGCCTATAATATTCATTTAGTCCGTCGCTGTCATGCTTAAGTCCTTCCACTTCATTTTCCCAGAATTCAATGACTCCTGTTTCAATGTTATATCCATCTCTGTCAGTTCTGGGTATTTCTGGCGTATTAAAGACAGGGTGTCCATAAGAATCAATGTATCCTTCGTAGTTCCATTCCATAGGAATGAACAAAGAATATAATCCTGAGCTAGTCTGGCCATTTTTATTTCGTGCAGTAACGTCTGAACCATAATATAGTTTTTTAAAATTATC